CTGATCCTGTGCAGCAGGGCTATACACACACAAGAGCATCACACTGATTCTTTAGTCTGCGGTTCGCAGAACAAGGTGGGCGTTGCAGGCAGTCCGCGCAATGGACAGTTAGATTAAAAACCAAAGCGCGTCTGAAAACGCTGCAACCCCAGCCTGAAGTTTCGGCAGTTTAACGTCATGCCGGGGACGATGGGTGACCGGAGTACTTAAGCATGGCGGATGCCATAGTCGGCCTCCTCAAAAACAAGAGACTTGAATTGAGAGGAAAGACCGGCTTTGACAACCGCATACTCAATCTTTTGGGTCAAAGAATCAAAGTACTCACGGCCATGGTGAACAGCTTCAAGCTGCGCAGAGCGAATCGTTTGGATAGTGTTCGCAGTGGAATTTTCTTTTTCTGAATTCCAGTGGAGCATATCCTCAATAATATCGCGCTGCAGAGGAGCATACATGAAGCCATCACGCGAGACAAATTCTCTTTTAAGGAGAACTGCTTCCTTGCGGTCAGAAAAACCAGGCAAGAGCGGAGATTTGTCGGGCATGGTGGCAACAATATTGAAGAGAGACTTCATGTATTTCGCATATTGGACGCGATCAAAACCTTTGAGAAGGTTTGAGACACCTATAGCTTGATCATCACCATACGCAGCAAATGTGGTGTTCTCGACAATGAAGTCGATTGGGCGCATTCCGAATGTGTCAACTTTATTGTCGATGATGTAAGCATGGACACAGCAACGGAACTTTCGACGACCCCACACAGAGTTGCGAGTGGAGGTGCCATCAGTACCAGAACGGGTAGTGCCGGCAGTCACAGTGAGCGTGGATTCTTGTAGATCCATGGCATGGGTGGCCATCATATAGGAATTGATAATTCCACTGAGCAGTTGGTCACGGGACCAGTCTTTGAGACGTGGTTCCTGAACAACAAACTCAGTGAACTTCAATGAATTGGCCAACTGTCGCGCCTCATAGGCGACGATAGTATAAGGGATTGAGAGATCCCAATTTTCCATGTCGAGGAACATCAGGTTGGGAAACTTGAAGATGTAGTTTCCAAGCTCACCCCATTGTGGCGAATGTGGATTCACCCCAACGAGGATTTGTGTTGTGTTGTAACCATACATGGCCTTCCAGTAGGAGGAAAGGAAGACACGAGAAACAGTCAACGACACAACATCTGAAGCGTAGAAACGCCGCACTTTGCCCGCAAGGACGCGGTCAGGGGTGCGTGGTTCAATCTTCAGAGAATTGACGTAAATGGGCACAAACAAGCGCCCATTACGATAGTGGTCCAAGCGCGCAAGAAGG